TTGTCGGCAAGACCGGCAAGGAGCTGTTCGCCATGTTCTCTGCCGCCACGTCACCACGGAACAAGGTGGCCTTGCACACGCGGCTTGGCGTGGGCATTGCAGCAGATGTCGTGTCCAGGATCAAGGCAGGAAACCTCACGGACATCTCCGCCGCAGAGATGGAGGAAATTGTCCGCAGCTCAGGCCAGCGCCTGAAGGCTGCTGGCATGGTTGGGGGCTATGCCAAGCGCTCAGCCGGAGTGGCCAATGACCTCATGGCCCGCCTGCGCGAACTTCGGGCCAGCAATCCTTCCGCCTCCCCAATCGAGCTTCTCACCCAGGTGGACACTGCCGGTCTGTACCAGAACATGGCCGGAGCTGGAATGGCCAAGGGTGCAGGCAAGGTCCCAGGCTTTGCCGAGGCAAGCGCAGGCAGGCTTGGCAAGGTCGTGCTGGACACCTACATGGCACGCCTTGTCCCAGACGACCTGTTCCCTGGAGTGCCTGAGGCTGAGCTTCTGGCAGCCAAGCAGGAGTGGCTGGCCGATCCCGCCAACTACACGGCCATGTCGGCTGTCGTCCGCAAGCTGTCTGGCGAGATGAAGATCCTGCCCGGCCAGGCCCAGGAACGAATCTGGGGATCCATCTACGTCATCTCTGCCCTCAAGCGAATGGGCGTGCCTGACGACAAGATCTTCAAGAACCTTGCCAACGAGGATATGATTGCCTCGTGGGATCTACTGTCCATTCTCAAGTCACCAGAGGTAACCAATGAACTCCGCAGACTCGGCGCTACTGAAGAAGCTCTTGCAGACATCGATGGCGTTGCAGCCGCAATCGGAAGCCGCGTCAGGACCCTCGGAGACCGGCCCATCCAAGTCAGCGATGCTGGAGCTTTTGAGAAGCTTGCCGGACGGGTACCTAAGGCAACCGGATCAGCCGGAACCGAAGTCGTCGCCGCCCGCAAGGCGAGGGGCGCGCAAATCCTCCTACAAAGCCGCGAGTCCCGAGCAGCAGCCCTGACTCCAGCGACTCTCGGTGACTTCACTCCCGGCAACATCCCTGGACTGATCTCCAAGGACAACTGGGCAGTCATCACTGCAGAGAACCCCGGCAACGTCCCGGCCACTGCTGCAGACAATGCCGCAGCCACAGCCAAGCTGGAAGCCGACCTCAAGGCCCAGGGCATCGAGTACAAGAAGGTCACCGGCAAGTACGGCGGCCCCATCGAGAACAGCTTTGTCATTATCACCGATGCGGACAAGGCACTGGAGCTGGGACGCAAGTACGACCAACAGGCCGTGCTGACCCGCGAGGGCTTCGTCTACCAGGACGGCTCCGTCAATCCAGCCAAGGGCGTCAATGTCCTGGCCGATGACACGGCTGACTACTTCAGCGAAGTGGATGGCACCAAGTTCCAGGTGGACATCGACTTTGACCGCAAGGTGCAGCGTGAAACCCGAATCCCAGCAAATAAGCAACGAGCCTTTAGGCTGACTGTCAACGGCAAGGGACTTCTCAACAACCAGTCGTTGGACTACGACAAGCTGACAGACGACGAGATGTTTGAAATCGAGAAGCTTCTTCCGCTCGGTCTAGAGCAGCCCAGGGGAGTCCAGTCGGATGCTGTGTTCCTTTTCACTGAAGAAGGGATGCAAAAGAATGCCCGATTGATAGAGTTGCTTAAGAAGGCAGCTCGCGGAAAGGTGATTCAAACTGACGCGCTTGTCCCCAAAGAGACTTTGTGGAAGTCGGAAGATGGCCAAGTTGCTGTCCTTCCGGATCAAATTGAGAAGTTCGATCCGGCCATCCTCAAGCAGGCCCGAGTAAACAAGGCATTCTCAGACATTGCAGCACAGCAACGAGGCGAGCCTGAGCAGGCCATGCTTCGGGTGCAGGCCGCAACTGGAGGAGGGGTTCTCAATACCGTCGTGGAACATGGCGGAGACATCGTCAACCGCATCGCCAAGGGAATTGCTGAGTTCGATAGCCCTAATCTTCTTGACGAGCCTCGCAAGAAGCTGAGGCGCATTCTCGACCTTCTTGATCAGCCTTACGGCTTTGAGAAGGAAATGATGGAGCAGCTCACTGAATACGCTGGATCACGCGGAAGAAGTGTTGCCGAAGTTCGCGCAGAAGTCGATGCACGGCTGCGTGAGTTTGCGGACGCCCATCGAAAGCTCCCCAACGCTAATCTTCCGATCACCTTGGCAAACCGGGCAAACATTGCCGTAGGAGAAGGCCGTTTCGCAGATGCGACTAGGGACTTTAGGAAGCTTCTTGACCTGATGACAAAAGAGCCTGAGCGGTTTGAGGCTGAAGCAAAGAAGATCACTGATCCCCAGCTTCTTATGCAGGCCCGAGCCGCGCGTCAGTTCACCACCACCCCTGGCTCCCCCGGCCTAGGCACTCCCGCAGGTCGTCGCGGCGAGCCCAAGACCACCATCAACTTTGCCCGCTTCTCGACTGAGCAGGAAGCCAACGAGACCGTCAAGGAGGTCCTGGAGACCACCCTGGACGATCTCACTTCCGAGCCACCCTTGGAGCTTGCCGAGCAGGTTCGCCGCGCACAGCCTGCGCTGGATGAGTTGAACGCTGCCCTAGGCATGCAGGACTTCGGCAAGCTGGAGTCCTACATCACCGAGTCCGGCGAGAAGGCCGGAGTCATCCGGGACGTGTCGTACCGCATCATGGCCGCCAGGCAGGTCATGGCCGATGCAGGCAGCTTTGCTGCACGCATCGCCAAGCGCCATTCCGAGGCTTCCCAGGAAGAGATGTACGATTTCCTCAGGGCCATGCAGATCGTCAAGCGCTATGGCTATGAGGTCAAGGTCCAGATGCGGGAGATCGCTCGCGCACTGGGGGCCCAGCGAGCCGTCTACGTCCCTGACCCGGACTTCAAGATCCCGCCCATGCTCCCCAGGGAAGCCGCCCAGGTCCCGCCCCAAGGCATGGTCCAGCCTCCGGCCCAGGCAGCTCCAGGGGCACCCTCTACGATGCCCGTAGAGGCCCCTACAATGCCTCAGGTTCCGTCCGAGGCTGCTGCCCCTACCCCGGGAGCCTCCGGAGCTCCAGGCCCTGTAATGGGTTCTACGCCCCCTGTAATGGGCGCTACGCCCCCCGCCGGGGCCGTGGCAGAAGGCGCTGTCCCTGCAGCCGCAGAAGCCGCTCCAGCCATCGCTCCCGAAGTTGCTGCCAAGGCCCGTGCCCAGTTCATCCTGGACGCAGGCGGCGAGCAGGCCGTCAGGGCCAGGATGCGGAAGGTGGCCATGGCAGAGGCTTCAGGCAATCCACTGGCGGTCACCAAGCTCAGCCGCATGGACCGTTTCGGGAACGTGTTGACCGAGTATTTCATGAACAGCATCCTGTCTGGTCCGGCTACGCATGTGGTCAACGTGCTTGGCAACACCCTGGTGTCCACCTATTTGCCGCTGGAGAAGGCCCTCGGGGCATCCATCCGAGGCATCGCCGGTGGACGGGGCCCAGCCGAAAGCCTAAGGATGGCCGGAGAGCACCTCAAGCCGTACCGTCACATGTACCACGCCTTCATGGACTCCCTGTCGTTTGCGGGAACCTCCATCAAGGCAGACAGGAACATCCTGGAGAACCTGAGCACGGTCGAGTTCAAGCCTCGCGCCATCTCCGCATCGAACCTTGGGATGGCCGAAGGCACCCTTGCGGCTCAGGCCGTCAACTGGCTGGGGACCGTCCTGAACATCCCCACGCGCGTGCTGTCGTCCACCGACGAGTTCTTCAAGCAGATCAACTACCGGGCTGCCTTGATGACCGAGCTGGAGATGGAAGGCATGCAGCGCTTTGGAGGAGACGCCGCCCAGGCTGCACTGTGGGCCAAGGAAACAGCTGAGCGCATGATCACGGAAGGCCAGGCCTATTCCGAGAAGGTCGTGATGCAGAAGGCAATGATGGAAGCCGACAAGGCAGTCACTGCAGGAAGCATCCAGCCAGACGAGCGCTCGGCATTCATTGCGCGATTCATGGCAGACAGCAGCAACTGGGACGAGGATCTTGGTGTCTTGTCTGATCGGGCCTTGAACTACAGCCGATACGCCACGTTCTCGACTCCATTGACCGTGGGCGAGGGCGGGCGCATCAGCCGCGTGTCTGCCCGCATCCAGCAGCTGGCCGAGGAAAGCACCATAGTCCGGTTCGTCATGCCCTTCATCAGGACTCCCACCAGGATCCTTGAGTTCGCGCTGGACCGCACCATTCCGGGCCAGGCATCGAACCTGAGGAGCGCCTTTGGCGAGCTCAAGGGACAGATGACCCACGCCCAGCGTTCCGTCAGGGACGAAGCCATGGGCCGCGTGGCGTTTGCCGTCATGTCAACATACGGACTGTTCCACCTGATCCATGCCGGAGGCATCACCGGAGACGGCCCCAGCAACCCGACCGAGCGCGAGGCTTGGCTCCAGGCAGGCAACCAGCCATACAGCATCAAGTTCGGCGACAAGTGGATCTCGTACCGCAGGCTTGATCCGTTCGCGTCGATGATGGGGCTGGTGGTCGATACCGTCGAGTCCTACAGCAACGCGACCGAGCGCCAGCGTCCGCAGATGCAGTCGGTGGTCAACGCCATCATCGTCGGCTTGGCCAACAACTTCACCAACAAGTCGTACCTTACTGGCGTGTCCTCGCTGCTTGAGGCCATCAAGGATCCAGAGCGCTATGGCGACAAGCTGGTCTACCAGTACGTCTCGGCTACCGTTCCCTTCAGCTCGGCCCTGCGTCAAGCCAAGTCAGGCTTCGCGGATGACCTCGTGGTCCGCGACATCCGCAGCATGCTGGATGCCGTCAGGAACACCGTCCCTGGAGCGGCTACGACAGTCATGCCCCGCCGCAACATGTTTGGCGATCCTGTCGAGCGCGCGCAGGGATGGGGCCCTGACATCTTCAGCCCCATCACCTACACGACCGTCAAGGACGACCTGATCATGAAGGAGCTGGACCTGATCGGACACAGCTTCGATTCGCCGCGTGAGGTCCGCAACGGCATGGACCTCAGCGCAATCGTGGGCAAGTCAGGCCAGACGGCCTACGACCGATGGCTGGAGCTGCATGGCTCAGTCAAGGTCGGAGGCCAGACCCTGCGTCAGGCCATGACCAAGACCATCAAGTCCCGCCAATACCAGACGATGTCTCCAGAGACCACAGACATGTACGAATCCCCCAGGGTCCGTGCACTCAGGACCATCGTCGAGAAGTACCGGGCTGCTGCATACAAGCAGCTCATGCGGGAGTTCCCTGAAGTGGACCAGGGAGTCAACCGAGATTTCGCAACCAAGCGTGCCCTGAAGACGGGGCGTCCAGTCCAGGAACTCATGTCCCTAGCCAACAGGTGATCCATCCATGCCTCTGTCATTCCAGCAGCACACAGCGAACGGCTCGACTACGGTCTTCTCGGCCAGCCAGATCGACGGCTACCTGTCGGTCAACGACATCTACGTCTACGTCAATGACGTGCAGAAGACTGCAGGAGTCCACTACAGCCTGCAGACCAGCCCCAGCCTGCAGATCACGTTCCTGGCAGGAAACACCCCGGCACTCAAGGACGAGGTCCGGATCCAGCGCATCACGCCGAATACCGTTTCTGGACGAGCCGTGGACTTTGCCGATGGCTCTGTGCTGAACGCCAATGACCTGGACAAGTCGGCGCTGCAGCTGCTGTACATCACGCAGGAAGCCGAGGACACCGGATCGGGAGCGCTGGGCAAGCAGTTTGACCAAGCCAGCTGGAATGCGGAAGGCCTCCCGATCACCAGCGCAGCCACTGGAGGGGGATCAGACAGCCTGACGACCAAGGGCTACGTGGACAACCTGGCCCTGTACGGCGGAGGAGCCGTCAATCCCCAGGCATGGACGTTCTCGGGAGACAACGTGTTGGATACCTTCACGCTGAGTCCAGTGGCCAATGCCACCAATCCGGCGATGTTCATCGTCGAGGTCGGAGGGACGATCCTCAGGCCAACCACGGACTACACGATCCCGACTGCCAGCCAGATCGTGTTCGGAACCCCTCCGGCCCTAGGGACCAACAACATCCGGGTCAGGAATTTTGGCGTTGCCCGCAGCGTCAATGACTCGATCTCCACGGCGATGATCCAGAACGACGCCGTGACTACGGCCAAGATCCTGAACGCCAACGTCACTGCAGCCAAGCTGGCCACAAACTCCGTCGAGACCGCCAAGATCACTGATCTGAACGTGACCACAGGCAAGCTGGCGGACAATGCAGTCACCGATGGCAAGCTCAGGGACAGCGCCGCCTTGTCAGTCATTGGACGCTCGGCAAACTCTTTAGGAGACCCGGCTGACATCGCTGCAGCAACCGATGGGCATGTCCTACGCCGCAGTGGAACTTCCCTCGGATTTGGCCAAATCGCCAATGGAGCAATCCCGGCCAATACTGTGGGTCTGGACAAGTTGGTCAACATGGCTGCTGCTGGTTTCCTTGGCGCTGCCGCTGCCGGGGCCGTTACGGAACTGTCTGCTGCCAATGCCAAGACTGTGCTTGGTTATGGCAACATGGCCGACGAGACCAAGACCAACTACGTTCGCCACAACCTGAATCAGGTGGGAGCAATCAACCTGATAAGAGGAGCGCTAAGTAGCTCTCCTGGATCGACTTCTTACGCTGGATCCGGGACAATCACAAACTCCGCTGGCTTGGAGTCACCTGCCAGCAACTTCTCAACAATCACTTTCCAGTCTCTTGCTGGAGCGTTTGAGATTGGATCAAGTCGCTTGCGCCCAACGTCCGCAACAGGAGGAACTTGGGCCGTAATTGCGTCAGTAGGCGATACAGCACAGTACATGGCCATTGCAATCAGGACGGCTTGACCATGCACGACGAACTCCTCATCGCCCTAGGCCGTCTCGAAGGCAAGATGGACGCACTGCTGAACATGCAGCGCCTCCAGGAAGACCGCCTCGACAAGCACGACGAGCGCATCCGCCTGCTGGAGAACCACAAGCACTATACCCTCGGCATCGCTGCCGTCATCGGGGCCCTGGCCTCTGCGGCAATCTCGTTCTCGGTCAAGTTCATCAAACCCTAGGAAACACACATGCGAGTCACCAAGCTCTTCGACAACGTCGCCGTGTCCAACACCGGCACCACCAACAGCTCAGTCGTCCGGATGCGTATGCAGAACGACGAGGACGGCATCCTGCAGCTCCAGATCACCACGACAGGGCCCACGGCTACCCTGAAGGTCCAGGGACGCATCGCTAGCGACGCTCCTTGGGTCGATGTCGCAGTCAACAATGCAGGCGACACTGAGGTTGCCGTGTCCGGCTATTGGCTCATCCCCACCTTCCCTGAGATGCGCTTGACCGTCACCGGATCGGGCACCGCAGGCACGGCCACGGTCAATGCCTGGATCGGGGACTGATCCATGGCTTCAGAGAAGATCCTCAGGGAGCTTCATGACCTGCTGGTCGCTGACCTGATCGCCAAGATCCGGTCAGGCACGGCCACGGCGTCCGAGCTGGGAGTCGCTCGGCAGCTCCTCAAGGACAACAACATCGACTCCAGTCCGCGCAAGGACTCGCCCATCATGAAGCTGTACGAGACCTTGCCATTCAGTCCTGCTGACGACGAAGTGATCTCGTGACCGAAATCGATCCAAGACTCAAGGACTTCAGGAACTTCCTGTATGTGGTCTGGCATCACCTGGGGCTGCCCAAGCCCACAGGCGTCCAGTTCGACATCGCCGAGTTCATCCAGAACGGACCCAGGCGTTCCGTCGTGGAAGCCTTCCGTGGAGTCGGGAAGTCGTGGATTACTAGCGCATACGTGTGTCACCAGTTGCTGCTGGACCCCGGCAAGAACATCCTGGTTGTGTCGGCCAGCAAAGGGCGTGCAGACGACTTCTCGACCTTCACCCTAAGGCTGATCGAGGAAGTGCCTGTACTGAACCACCTGCGTCCTAGGGACAACCAGCGCTTCTCCAAGGTCGCCTTTGACGTAGGCCCGGCTCCTCCCCAGCACGCGCCTTCGGTCACCTCGAAGGGAATCACCTCGCAGATCACGGGCTCCCGAGCCGACATCGTCATCGCCGACGACGTGGAGGTCCCCAACAACTCCGCGACCCAGATGATGCGCGAGAAGCTGGCGGAGGCCATCAAGGAGTTCGAGGCGGTCCTGAAGCCCAACGGCAAGGTCCTGTTCCTAGGGACGCCCCAGACCGAGTCCTCGATCTACAACCTGCTGGCAGACCGTGGATACACCATCCGCATCTGGCCGGTCAGGTGTCCTGGCGAGAAGTCTAGGGTGTCATACGGCGACCGCTTGGCTCCTTGGGTATCCAACCTGAAGCCAGGCCAGCTGGTCGAGCCTGACCGCTTCGACGAGCAGGAGCTGATCGAGCGGGAACTGTCCTACGGCAGGTCTGGGTTCTCGCTCCAGTACATGCTGGACACCAGCCTGAGCGACCAGGACAGGTATCCGCTCAAGCTGAATGACCTGATCGTCATGGACACGAACCCAGAGCTGGCTCCAGAGAAGCTGGTCTGGGCTTCAGGGACTGACCAACAGGTCTCCGGCCTGCAGTGCGTCGGCTTCAATGGAGACCGCTACCACAAGCCCATGGCCATCGTGGGGGGATGGGTCCCGTACCAGGGATCGGTCATGGCCATCGACCCCTCAGGCCGAGGAGCCGACGAGACGGCCTATGCCGTGGTCAAGATGCTGAACGGGTTCCTGTACGTCACCGACGCCGGAGGCCTGGCTGGCGGATACTCGGCAGACGTGCTGGACAGGCTGGCACAGATCGCCAAGACCCAGAAGGTCAACCACGTCATCGTTGAGGAGAACTTCGGGCAAGGCATGTTCACGGAGCTGATCAAGCCCGTGCTGGCCAAGCACCATCCCTGCATGATCGAGGAAGTTCGCCACTCGATCCAGAAGGAAAAGCGCATTATCGACGTGCTTGAGCCGGTCATGAACCAGCACAAGCTGATCATCGACACGAGCGTCATCCGCAAGGACATGGCTCCGTCCAGGGACATTCCCTTGGAGAAGGCCTTGCTGTACCAGATGATGTACCAGATGTCCCGGATCACCAGGTCCAGGGGAGCCTTGGCTCACGACGACAGGCTCGATGCCCTAAGCATGGCCGTAGGCTATTGGGCCCTGCAGATGGCCCAAGACGCCGACAAGAAGATCAAGGCTTCCAGGGACCGTGCCTTGGACCGAGAGCTGGAGAAGTTCATGGCATCCGTGGTGGGACGAAAGCCCCAGCCAGAGGGATGGATCAAGCTGCCGGGGTGACCCCCGCTTGGGACGACGCCAAGCATCC